ATCTGCCAAAAGTTCTTCGTATGCAAGTTTTTCTTGCTCCTTTTGTAATAACCATATCTCATAATCCATCTGTAAGTCATCAGGATATTGTGTTTCATCTAATTCTAATTCAAAGATGTTGTCTAATAATGTTTTGATTTGTCCCATAGTATTTTTGTTTTTATAAAATGTAGGACATAAGGGGGATAAGGTCAATAGTATTAACAAAAAAAAGTTTGATTTTTTAGGTCAAACTTTTCTATAAAAACTTTATACGAGATAACAAAGGGACAGGTGGTAAAAAATAATAGATGGATAATAATGGGTGCATAAACCTGCTAAAAACCAACCTGTCCCTACTATTAAATATATCATTAATAGTATCTTGGTAAAAATTAATTTGTTATCGGTCCACCAACAACCCAAGCATCACAGGTACGACTTGCAGCACACTTGAAATCATATGCTTCACAATATCCTAAATCTCCTGCTTTAATTGAATCATAGGGGTCATTACCCACATCACCCAATCCTTGTGCAATACAGTCTAAAATCTCTTTTGTTTGAATGAAGAATGAACAGTTAGCACAGAGTGCTTTCTTTGCTTCATCAGGGGTTGTGTTAAATTGATTTGCTTTTTTTTTCCAATAATCCTCATTTGGAAGATTGGGGTCTAATGGACCATAGTTCGCTTGGTCAATACACTTTTGTCTGTTCTCAATATTCAATGGAATATCAAGAGTTGCTGGTGGACACTCAGCCATCGCAACTGCTACAGGTGCTCCAACAACTTGTGGATTACTTCCACCTGATGGTTGTACCACAACAGATGCTGCACATCTTTTTCTCGCTTCCTCTTGTGTTAAAGATGAATCTTCTCTCATTCTTTTGGCAATACAGTCACCAATGTTTGTATCCATGTTTTCCATTGCAACAGGTTCAACAATTAATTCAGACATACACATTGTATATGCTTCCTTGTAATCTTTTCCTTGTGCCTTGTAATTGGACATACAACCCTCAAATTTGACATCAGGATGGTCTTCTGAACCAAACTCTTCAAGACGACTCCAATACTTATAATAACTGTTATAAGCGTGCATACACTCACCCAATCTTGTTCTCATGTTAGGGTAAGCAGATTTCATTTCTCTATGTGATGAACAACGAGTAATATAAGAATTTCTATTCTCTGCTTTCTTTGGTTTCAAAACGAACATATCTTCTGACATACTTCTATTTGCTACTTTTTTTTGACATATCGCATAGGCGGCTTCTCTCCCATACTCTCCTGAAATTGCTTTCATACATCTTGGTATGAACTCATCTGTTTTTTCTCCTTTGTCTGGCGTAGGTATTGGCATATTAATATTGAAGGGTTAAGAAATATAATGTGTGGTTAACTTCCCCCAAGATTTCGTCTCTCTTGTTTAATAAATCAGTATCTCTGATGGGGTCTAAGGCTTTTGATAATTGAAATAAGAAGTCCTTGAATTGAGACAAATAAACTTTAATGTCCAATGTCTTCGGATTATCAAATTCAATTGAAAATGTATCACCAAATTCTGGTCTACCATATTCAGGCTTACCAATCATTGTCTCAACAAAATCATCTATAAGACCATCTAACAATTCATACAACTTACCAAGTGCTTTGTGTTGTGCATCTCCGAATGTTTGCCAATGGTTAAATCTTATCTGTGTCTGAGCATGGATAAAATGTAATATTATTTCTTCTTTCATAATTAAATTGATTTACCGTATTTCAACTCTTTGTTTTCTTTATACAAATCATCCATCTTTGTTTCCAATTGTTGGATTTTTATATTCAATGATTCAATTTCTTCTTTCAAGTTTCTCACCAACTCAGCATAAATGTTAATTGATAATTCCAAATTACGAAGTATTTGGTTGTCACTTTCTGCATTGATTTTTCTACGACCAACGAAGAATGATGCGGTTGCAGTTAATACATTTGATATCAATAACAATAACTCGTTACTCATTAATAAAGTCCTCCACTAACACATGCAAATTCAGGACCAGAATAATAACCGATGCCGCTTCTTTGCCATCCGTTTATCATTCCATAATTATCTCCATGTCCATTTGGTAAATGAATATTCATATTATAATTTTTTGTAAGATGAGGAAATAAACCTTGTGAACTTGTGAAGTTGAAACACAATGGATAAAATTGTGAGTTGAAGATAATTTCTTGTCTCATACGTTCTTGGAAGAATTGAGATGTGGAATCTGCCTTTGATTGCATGAATTCCATTTCTGATATTGTTACAGTTTTATCTGACCCGTTCACAATTCCATTATTTTTGATACGCATGAAAACACTAGGGAGTGCTAGTTTGTACGAATCCCATATGAGTAACGGTTTGCAGAAGTAATTCAAGAAATTAAAATTCGTTGTATCACCAGTGATAGAATTATCTGCAATTTGTTGTAATAACTGAACGTAGTATGGGCGGCCTATGATATATTCCAGCGTAATTTGTTGTGATAAGCCGACAAATGGTAAGAGTACACTTGAGGTTAGGTTCGCGTCTAAATCTGTGAACGATTTCAAAACGTTTTCCGATATCATCAATACATTTTGAGGTACGATTGCTTGAGACATAATTATAAAATTGTTTCTTTTGTTTTATCTGTAACATCCTTATTAACATCAACAGTTTCAACAGGTGCTGCATCAGGAATAGTAACCATTCTAAATGGAACAATTTCTAATTCAGTTGGGATTTTATCACGAAGAGTTAATAATTTTTCAAATACTTTTTTCATTTCATTGGCAATCGGAGCAACAACAAGATGGTCAAAGTGGTCTTGCTTTTCTAAGAAGTCACTCGTACCTAATGCACCTGGTGTCATAATACCAATCAATTCAGGATTGATTTGATGTGATGATAAAATTGCTTGTTGAACTGCTGAATTCATTTCAATCCACATTTTATCAGAACCATTTGGTTGAATGGTTGTAATTTCAGGTGCTTCTTCTTTTGAATTGGCAAACGTCAAAAGTAATTTGCCTGGATTATTGGAACTTGAATACTTGGCAGATAAAGTGTTGAAGATTTGTTCACGCTCCTCAGGACCAGGAATACCTGAATTTAGTGATACAAATAATGATGGATTTAATCCGTTGATAATATTTGAGTGCCACCAATTGTATACCTCTACTTCTGTTGCGATTGCTGTTGCTGAATTCCAATATGAAGGCATTGAATAATACTCCTGACCTGGTGTGTGAGGAACATACATAAACACTTGTGATGGTTCTTCTGATACCACATTGAATGATGGAAGTTTTCTTGGTGGGAATTTTCTATACAAAGCCCACTCTGCACAATAATAATAATTGTTTACATGGTCATTGATGTCACTTCTCTCGGCTCTTAACTTTGATGTATCCATTGAATAGATTTCAAAGCCTTGGTCTCTATCTCTTCTCCAAACAATATTTAGAGCGAATTGACCGTATAAAATAAAATCTAAACATGCCTTATTCCAAATATCATAAATGCTATCTCCAAGTGAGTTAGCCATTTGAAGTCTTCCATTGTCACCACCTTTAATTAATAAATCTTCTCCTCTTACGCCAAGGTGCTTTGAACGGACACAAGTGCCATGTGTTGGTGATGATTGATATAAACGAATTAATTCTTGAGGTGCTAAGTTTGCGATACCCCAAAATACCCATGGCGTTCTATGATTTAATCCTGTTTGTTCTTCAATGATTGGCACACGAGCAACTTGGAACTCATGAACGAATAAATTATTTTTTTGTTCTTCCATATTATTAAATATAAGTTTTTTTGTTCTCAATCATAGCCTTATGGTGTGATTTCATTAGGTGCAAATATGTAGTTTGAATTAAACTCATCATTTGAAATATATTCAATGAAATAATCATTAGCAGTTGTTGCAGATTGTGCAACCAATAATGATGTTCCTGTTTCAATTAGTCCCTGTGATAACGCTGGATTTAGATTGCCAGAACCTTGTGGCTGTTGATAAATACCATAAGTGTATTGACCCTCATAAGGGAATTGAATTTGTCCAAATCCTTGTCCTTCTACAAAAATAAATTCATCGTACCTCACTTTATGTGATGAGATATCTGTTGGAATAAATCTTACTTGTTGTTTTGAGAAGATATGAGTAAAAGAAAATAACCATTCAGGATTTGCAATTGTTGCATTCTGTGATACAGTAACAACCATCGTATTCACCTGATTTGTTTTAAGTAATATCATAATAATAAATATAACATTGGGGGAACATAATGCTCCCCCATGTTAATTTGAAATAGATTATTGAACTGTGATACCCGTTGCAACTGATGCAAGAGTTCCTGACAATTCATTCATAGGATTTGGTTCAAGTGCTTGGAATGTGATATTATATCCATTCGCATCACCTAACGCTTTTCCTGTTACTGATGTACCCGCAGATACAAACATTCCGTAAGTTTCTCCTAAGTAAAAACTATCTCCGTTGTTGTCAACGATTACTACAGCCAATCTTGGAGATTGAGCCAATGTTTTTAAGATGTTTCTCTTATCCTGAGATAACTTAGCAAAATATGTTACAAGTTCCTGCGTATAAAAAACTGTTCCGTTCTCTAAAGATGCATTTACAGTTTCTGTGTATTGTGAACTCGTTCTAATCAATTGGAATTCATAGAAAGTTCCTGAACCAGAAATTTGTGTGATTGTATCACCAGTATTCTTTGTTATTGAAGCGATGTTTGTGAAGTCAGTGATGTATGCTGTTGCAACACCACCCACATTATCTCTACAACTTAACTGAATACCTGATGTAAGATTACAAGACATATTATATTGATTTATTAGTTTTAGTTTATTTTGTTAAAAGGTAGGGGACGAATCCCCCGACCTTTATATTTTTTGTATCAATTAAGATAAACCGTTAGATACGAAGAACTGAGGGAATGCTAATTGCGTTCCAATTTTCCAACTAACCATAATTCTTACTTCTTGGACAAGTATAGAGTCTTTACTCTACCTTTTTGTTATCGTTGTTTTTTTAATTTCAACTTCACCACTTTCATTGTTAACTTATTTTTGTTGTT